AGTTGGGTGACGTTATGTGGTACGTAGCACAAGCTTGTATGGCACTTGAAGTGTCATTTGATGAGGTGATTGAAGGTAATATTAAAAAATTAGAGAAGAGATATCCTGGCGGTCACTTTGATATCCATGACTCTGAAAATCGTGCAGCAGACGACCGCTAAATTTCATCAAGCATTCCCTCTAGTCATATATGAGAAGAAACTTACTGGTTTCTTGAACTTATTATACAAGGGGTATGATGATGCTAAGTTCGATCACACTACAGGTAAGATCACAGGTGAATTAAATGGTAAAGTTCTAGTCCATCATGATAGGAGACTAGAACTCTTTTTTAAAGCTGTGAAAAAGTGTGTTGTGGAGTACATAGATGCTTTTGCAATAGATAAATCTACATTTGATGTCAATTTTGTGAAGACTTGGTTCACTATATGTGATCCGAATCAAACTCTTCCATGTCACTACCACTCATGCTCACATATATCATGGGTGTATTACTTACAGACACCAGGTGACCCCTTAATATTACATAAAAAGAACCCTAACGAATGGTTTGGAGATGCGTTTAAACTTATTGAAGAAAATAGATTTAACAATGGTGATGGATATGCAATCACCCCTCAACCTGAGCATCTTGTTATGTTTCCTGGTCATCTTGAACACTATACTACTGCTGAACCCAGAGAACATAAAAGAATTAGTCTCGTTGGTGACATCGTTCTAACCCTCAAAGATAGGGGTAAGACAGAATCTGGGTTACTAGCTCCTAAATATTGGAAAAGCTTCTAATAATTGATGGCATACCAGAACATTGAGAGAAAACAAATACTAGCAGCAATCAGATCCCGTTCAATCAAGGAAGAAATGGAGGGGATCATGGATGCTGCAGGTCAAGATGCTGTCTGGAGACATGATCCTACCATACAATATGGTAAATGGGACGGTAAATCAACATTTGGTGTTCAACCAGACGAACCTTGGATCTCTCTCAAGACCAGTGAGAGTGCAATCAATAAATTAATCAATCGTTACAAGGGTAGTTACATAACTGCAGTTAAGAAGGGTGGTGGTAAGGACTATCAAACAGGTCCTAAGGGACATATCACACTGTTTGTTGGTACTCAGAAAATAAAGTTCGGAGCAACAGGTAAACTCACTGATTCTAGTGGTAAAGCTGTCAGTGAAGCAACCATGACACGTATGCAAGAACTAGGTTCTGCACATGTATTCAAGAGAGCGATAGCAGAGAACGCAACATGGAAAGATGCTGATGCTTTGAAGGCAGATAATGCTACTATGGATGGTCTTAGAGATATATGGAAGAAAGTTGGTAAGATAGATGGTGTAGATGATAGTTGGGTTGATAATTTTTATAAGCAACAGAAGGCATTGCTTGCTAAGATAGGTAAACCTGCATTCACAGAGTTCAATCGTGAAGGTGGGTTCATGGAATACATCAGTAATCTAGTAAGAAAGGAGTATGGTATCAGTTCAAAGGACAACTGGAATCCTGCAGACATTTGGTTGATACAGAATGAATCTAAATGGAAAACATTGATAGACAAGGCAGTATCATCTGGAACTAGAGGTCGTTCTAAGGCAAAAACTATAGTAGAATTGAATTCTATTTTTAGAATGTTATTCAGAGCAAGACAAGTCTTTGGTATATCTCTTAAGAAAGTAGCAATAGGTCAAGATGCTACAATACAATTTGTAAATGACAAGAGTGAGTTCTTCAGTAAGTTAGATAAGTTGCATTTTGATTACGAAGCATCTGAATGTAAGATGGGTTTGAAGAAAGATAAAGAAGGAGCGATGACTCTGTCTACTCAGGACACTAGATTGTTTATAAAGGATGGTGGTAATACATATAACTTCCAAATCAAGGGCAATAACAGCACAGGTTTTTCTAATTTAAAATACGAACCTACATCATCAGGTGCTACTGCTGCTAGATTAGGTAAAGCAACGGTTGAATTGGTAGAACAACTATTAAAAGATTACTCATTAAGTTTTCAAAAGAGTAATGAATCTTATCCTAAAGATGCTGAACAGTTTATAGCTAATAGAGGTGGTAATTGGAAGGATCTTATCGGTAAATTAGATAAGGCAGGTGTGGATCTCGATGTGTCTAGTTCAGACCAAGCATACGATAATTTATTGTTTGTATTTGGTACGAAACCACACGTAGGTAATGCCAAATGTCAGCAAATAAAATGGTTAAGTGAGTACCTATCACTCAGCACTGAAGAGAGGGGTAATTTTGGTACAGATATGGTATTTTTGGCTAAGAAAGAGGGACGAGAGTACGGAGCATTTGCTAAAATATACTAATGAGCAAGAACACACACCTAGAACACTTAGAAGATAGTATTCTCCTTGATGGTAAGGAGGGTGCAACAGATGCTTTTATGTTCTTGGATGAACTTGCGAAGACTTTTAGTGCAGGTGGTAGTAACAACCTAAAAATTACTACAAAATGGGACGGTGCACCTGCTGTATTCTGTGGTATATACCCTGAGACTAATAGATTCTTTGTTGGTAGTAAGTCTATCTTCAATAAGGATGCTAAGATTAATTTTACAGCAGCAGATGTAGATTCAAATCATGGTAGTTCACCTGGTCTTGCTGCTAAATTAAAAGATTGTTTAAAATATCTACCTGATCTTGGTATCAAAGGTGTAGCACAGGGTGACTTGTTATTCACTGATGATAAAGAGAAGAAAAAAATAGATGGTAGAGACTGTCTTATATTCCAACCTAACACTATTACCTATTGTATACCCTCTGAGGATGAATTATATGAGAAGGCACTCAAGGCAAAACTTGGTATAGTATTTCATACCAGTTATCATGGTGATTCTATTAGTGGTTTGAGTGCTAAGTTTGGATACAACATCAACGAACTAACCATGAGTAAGAACGTGTTGGTTTTGAGTGCTGAGACTGAGCAACTTGGTAATGATATATTACTTAATGCTGCAGAAAAGAATGAATTGACAACGATAAGAACTAAGAGTGCTAACCTTGTAGCAGGTACATTCCTAGACACCATGGCAGAACACAATGCAGGTAAAGATCAGTTAGCTGTAGGCACTAGACTAAAAATATTCTTTAACCAGTATGTCAGGAGGGGTCAGAAGATGGGTTCATCTGGTCAAGTTATAAAAGAATTTGAAACATACTTTGAATCTGAGTGTAGAAAAGCAGCAGATAAACTGAAGACACCTAAAGGTAAGGCAGGTAAACTTGCCAAACTATATGATGGTCAAGATCTTATCAAGGATCATAAAAGTGATCTGGTCAAGACCATAGATTTATATAAGAACCTTCAGTCAGCAAAAGAGATGTTCATTCGTAAACTAGAGAAGGGTGAAAGGTTTGGTACATACCTTAGAACAGAGAATGGATACAAGGTAACTGCACCTGAGGGATATGTTGCTATTGATGAGGGTAACAAGGCAGTTAAGTTAGTTGATCGTTTGACATTCTCAGTTGCAAACTTCAACGTAGAAAAAAACTGGGTCGCAGGAGACGGTAAATGAAGACATGTCATTTTACATTTGGTAGATTTAATCCTCCTACCATAGGACACGAGAAATTAATTAAGGCAGTAGCAAACGCTGCTGGTTCTGGTGACTATTTGATCTATCCATCACAGTCATTTAAGAAACCAGACAACCCACTACCTTATGATTACAAGATAGAGATAATGAAGAAGATGTTTCCGTGGGCGAAGATTGAATCTGCAGCGTGTTGTAATACTATTATAAAGGTAGCACAGGATATGATGATGAAAGAGTATACTGATATAGTGATGGTGGTAGGTTCTGATAGGGTAGCGGACTTTGATAAGTTATTACAGAAACAAAATAGGGTAGACTATTCATTCAGCACTATTAAAGTTATATCTGCGGGTGAAAGAGATCCAGATGCTGCAGGTGCTAGTGGAATGTCCGCATCTAAGATGAGAGACGCAGCAAAAAACTTAAAAACTAGTGATTTTATCAAGGGAATTCCTGATACTTTGAGTGCTAAAGAGAAGATGGAGCTCATGGCAAAGGTTAGAAGTGGTATGGGCTTATAAATAAACTTGATATGTACACATATATTAATGAAATCTTTCTCTGAGTTCGCAAAGAAAACAAAGGTTGCGGAAGCAAAGATCACCAAAGATAAGTTCTATAAGAATGAAGTCTATAAGCAAGGTGAGTGGGTGCTTACTGAGAACGGACAAGTAGGAAAGATTCTACGTCGAGGACCTAACTATGTGTTGTGTCTTACTGCTGAAGAAACTACCTTCCGCACTTGGATTACAAACATACAAGAAGTATTCGAGATTGGAACTGACGCATATCGTGAGTATGTAATGTCGCTTACGCCTGGTCAGAAGGTGCAGAAACCTGAAGGCACAGTTAAAGTTAAGCAAACAATTCCAACAGACCCTATTAAAGATAAGATGAGCCACCACGAGTCAAAAAGTTTAGCACAGATAGCTGCTGAAACAGGTTTAAATACCTCATTCAAATCCATGGAAGAGACATGGAGATATGATAAGTCCGCAATCATGGGCAACAAAGACGTTAAAGGTCTTGGTGCTGATGGTGTAGGTGGAGGTGACGCACCTGGTATGAAACTTGCAGAACCAGACGGAACTAAAGGCAAACCAGCTATTAAAAAAGTTAAGCATTCTTGTGCTACTAAGGTGGAGCATCCAGAATGGGGTGAGGGTAATTGTTTAAAAGAACAGCATACACTAGATGAAGAAGGTAACGTCAGTCATTATGATGTTATGTTCAACCACGGATTAGAGAAAGACGTTTCCGTAAAAGATATCAAGATTACTAGAGAGGGTATGCATGAACATGCAATCAACCCAACTAAGTCTCAAAGAGAAATTGAAGCACAACCTCCCAATGAGTTCGTTGATGATGAACTATCAGCTGAGGTTAAGACAGAGAGTAAGAAAGCAAAGAAAGATTATGATGGAGATGGCAAGGTAGAATCTGGTAAGGACGAGTACTTTGGATCCAAAGATAAAGCCATCAAGAAAGCAATGGCTAAGAAAGGTGTAAAGTCTGAGGGTTCACTCAAGCAAGCACGTAAGAATATAGGTATGGATCCTGACAAACCTTCTTGTTGGAAAGGTTATAAGGCAAAGGGAACTAAGATGAAGGGTGGTAAGTCAGTACCAAACTGTGTTAAAGAGTTCTCTGAGTGGAGAAAGTTATCTGAAAAAAAGTAGTAGGTCCTGTTGAGGTCATGCCTCAACTAGAGGACCCAGACGGATTTAAGTCAGGTGAATCTAAGAAGATGCCTAAAGTAGGTAAGGATAAGAGCAAGATGGCTTGCAATCACACCAAAGAAGGTGTAGAATGTCCTGTGCATGGAAAGCACGGTTGCCCGAAAATATTTTAAAGTATGAGAAAAATTTGGCAAGAGGATGTGATCTCTGATCTATCCTCATTTCGTAATCTTAAAAATCAATATAGACAGATCATTCCAGAGATCATAAGATTTGTGGAGGTCAATCAACCTATCCTACAAGAGTGGGTACTCGATCAATGGGTAGAGGATAGGAACTTAGGTAGAGTACAACTGTGGGAAGGTGACTGGAAAGTAATTCCAATGCCACTCAATGCTGTAGGCACTACTGCAAATGAAGAAGACTACGAACTCAGCGAAATGGTATCATTCGTTGAGTTATTTAATACTACGGTAGAAAAGGTACAAGAAGTATTACCTAAGTTGACTGCAAGTATGCAGTCATTGTGCCCCACATTCTATAGTGCTATACAAGAAGATGTAGATGGTATGTTACTTAAGTCATGTACCATAAGCAAGTTGACACCTGGCACAAAGATCAATCCGCATTCAGGTGACATAGATTCACTCCGCTTACACTTCCCTGTTATAGAAGATGAGGGTGCATGGTTAAGTGTGCGTGGTAGAAAGAGATCATGGAAGGTGGGAGAGCTCTTTGCATTCCATGATCATGATAAACATTGGGCACAACATAACGGAACTCATGATAGAATCGTGGTGATTATGGACTATGCACTATCTCAACTAGAGGAAAAGGGTATATTTATAGAAAAATGGGAAGAGGAACTTGCTATATAATATACAAATTGCAATTTAATCATGACTAAATTTTTACTCCCTATTGCTATCAACATTATAGACAAAGCAGTAGATAAAATCCCAGAAGATCTAGAAGGTAAGATCAAAGAGTTCATTATCGGACTACTTAAAAAGGCAGCTGCCAAGTCAGGTAATAAAGTAGATGATCAACTAGTCGCAGCACTAGAGAAAGCACTACTTGAATAAATATAACATAGACAACTTTTAAAAATCGGAGATTGCCATGTCGCTTTATGGTAAGGACGACAGTAACGCCAATAAAACCAAAGCGGGTATTGGTGTAGCTGCAAGTTCAAACACAAAAACAATAGTCTTCATTGACGATACAGAAGCACAACTAGCAGAAAACAAAGCTAGAGGTGTTAGTTCACCAGGTTGGCATAGTTTCTACACATACACTGACATGCACGGTAATACCCGTACTAAATCAGAGTTGTTAGTTTCTATTGCAGGTCCTGAAGCAAACGCATCAGAGACTCAGTCAGATGACACAATCGGAGCAGATATTACATCTGTAATCACACCAGGTACAGTTGCTGCTGTAACAACATACGCTCCTGCGGGTGCTGTTGCTACATTTAGTGACAACGGTGGTGCTGATGGTTCTAGAACAGCTGGAACATACACAGTTACTAACGCTGCGGGTAATTCATCTGGAACAGGTGCTGACTTCACAGTCGTAGTTGCTGCAAATGGAACACCTACAATTACTTTAGTATCTGGTGGTACAGGTTACGCTGATAACGAGACAATCACAATCGCTGACGCATCACTTGGTGGTGGTGGCGGTGCTGCGGTTGTTGTTACAGTAGGTGCTGCTGCTACAGCTGCTGCTGCAGTCACTCCCCATTTTTCTTCAAGTTGTTTTGAAAGTTCAGCTGCTTCTACAACAGTTAAACTTGATAAGTCATCTATAATTTTATTTAAGTCAGCCATATTAAATCTTGTCCCTGGTTATTTTTTTGATTTTTCGAGCGCTAAAATAGCGATTTTTGACGCCGGCGCAAGTAAAATACTTGCTATTTTTTGTGCTGGAGACCTTAATATTCCTACTATTTTAGCCCTTGCCTCATCAAGTGATGGAAGAGTAGCTACATTTTTGACGCCAGCAACATC